CATGTAATAGCATTTTGCACAAAAATTTTCCCCAATCCGCTAAAATTTTGTGCAATATGCTAGTACCCACAAATAATAGTACCCACACCCCTGTAGGGTAGGGGAGTGGGTAATAAATAGGAATGATTATGAAAACATGTTGTGTTATAATATCACCTAGAAAGGAGATGTAAAACATGCTTAATCTGCTGTGGGTCCTTGGTGCTGTGATCGATATTTTAAGAGGTATAAACAACGATGATTTCGACGATTGTAATTATTTGTAACCATTTGTTTATATTCAGTTCACATTTGTCAATTATACTAAGATAATGAAAGTAGGGGCACCCAATGGGGCCCGGCCCGGGCCCGTCCAGATCAGCCCCTCAGATGAAAAGGAGATGCGAAACATGGAGATGCGCAAGTTCATTGTTGAGATTCACCCGGATGGCCGGGTAACGTGCTGTGAATATGAGGAACCCCGCGATGCCCGCAAAAGTGCCTGGCTTGCCGGATTCCGTCAGGCCCTTGTCCATTGCGAAGAGCAGGTGGATATCTTTGATGGATTTAAGGATACCTGCTTATCCTCCAAGTTGATGTACCAGGGTGCTGCAAAGGTCCGCGACGTTGTGGCATCTCGCTACCGAGAATACTACAGAGACTGATTAAGTCGAAACGGCCTCCGGGCCGTCTACCGGGACCGCCCGCCCGGTACCGATGATGACAGGGCTATACTGAAAGGAGTTTTGCATTATGTCTGAAGTTATGACCAAGTCCGAGAACAACGGGGCCATGATGGTCTCCGATGTGATGAACACCGGCGTTGGATACACCGACATGAACCTTACTGACCGCTCCGCGGCAGTTGCGTTTTACAACGCGACAAGCAACCCCGTGAACAAGCTGAAAGAGCACGTCAATGAAGTGCTGAACTTGGTGCATGTGTCCGTGGAGTGCGTAGAGATTCACAAGGAAGACACCCCGGAAGAAAAGGCGATCGCCCCGCGTATCGTCCTTATCACGGAAGATGGTCAGTCGTATGCGTGCGTATCCGTCGGGGTTTACCAGTCGCTCAAACGTATGTTTACGTTGCTGGGCACCCCCGACACCTGGACCGAACCTGTTAAGATTAAGCCTGTGCTGATTAGCACTAAGAAAGGTCAGGTCCTGTCCCTGAACCTGGTTTAATTCGACCGGTGGCCGCAGCACTTGTGCTGCGGCCTTATTTGTTAGGAGATCACCCATGAAAAGCATTAACAAGTCCATACTGTTGGCGAGTGACGACCCTATCCAGGGCCTTGCAATGGCCATTGTATACAGCGGAGTAGTCGAAAAGGATGCAAAGTTTTTTTGCTCCGACTGGGCTAAAGCCATTTTCCGGTACCTGGGCATTGAAACAGATCCCCTTGACTGGTATCTGATGATTTTGGATAGAAAGGAACGTGAGAAGCATGGCCGTCGGTGCAGCCAAAGCAAGCGCAACCCTTAAATATGACGCGGAACTATATACCCCGTATGCCCTGGAATCCTGGCCTGACAGTGAGATGCGCAAAGAATACACGCGATTACGCGACATTGCGCAAAAACGTATCAAGCGACTGTCAAAAGACCCCATCAGCAGCACGAGCGACATTTATAAAGAATTTGCCGGAGGCTTCCCCACTATCAAAGCAATGCGTGGAGATCGGAAAGCGCTTGAACAAGCCCTTGCAGATGTGGCGCGGTTTGTCCGCGCCAAAGGGTCCACCGTGGGCGGTGCGCGTGAGGAATTTGCCCAAAAGATGAAAGTTGGCGGCATTGATGTGTCCGAGGTCCCGGAAGATCAGTACACGGCCCTGTCCGAATGGTGGGAGATCGTCAAGGCCTCCGGCGTGTACTATTATCCGTCAGATCAACCCGTTATGTACTGGCGCGAAAAAGGCGGTTATAATGTCAGCATTGATGATTTTTTGAAATGGCAGCAAGGTGAGGTCAGTTATGGAAAAGACTGGGACTATAGCGACGGCAGCAGCTCCGCCGACTTGCGCGGAGGTTTTGGTGGAGGCTTGTAATTACAACCCCGTGCCGTGGCTCATGGAGCACTTGGATTGCAAGCACACCAAAGGCAAAAAGCGCAAGACCAACAAAAAGCGCTTGTACGTCAATATGCCGTGTGCGTTTGACATTGAAACCAGCCGAGTTTGCACAGACGTTGACGGCAACCCCCATACCATCATGTATATCTGGCAATGTCAGCTTGGTTTGGATGTTACTATCATAGGCCGAACCTGGGATGAATGGCTGCATTTTAGCGATACGATCAGCGATTACTTACGGGCCAATAGTGGGCCGCAAGGTGCCTGGTATCTGTGCATGTATGTGCACAACCTGGCGCATGAATTCCAGTATCTTTCCGGGGTCATGGAATTTGGCCCCGGTGAGGTATTTGCCAGCAAGCCCCGGAGAGTGCTGAAATGCGACAATCGCGCGATAGAATACCGGTGCAGTATGCGGCATAGTAACCTATCATTGGATGCTTGGGGCAAGCAGCTTGGTGCACCTCATGCAAAATTAACAGGGACCCTTGACTATTCCAAAGTCCGGTATCCCTGGACCCCGCTGTCATCCACAGAGTTAGCATACTGCATCAATGATGTGCGGTGCATTGTGGAGTGCCTGCTAATCGAGATGGAGCGCGACGGAGACGACTTGTACACTATACCATTGACGCGCACCGGTTACGTCCGGCGCATGGCGCGGCAGGCAATGTACAAATGGGGTATCAATCGCGTTAAACGCCTGCTGCCGTCATGGGAATTATACCAGATGTTGCGCGAAGCATTTCGGGGCGGTGACACCCACGCCAATCGGTATTATGTGGGGCTTCATCTGGAAAACGTCGGGTCCGTCGATATGTCAAGCGCTTACCCCGCCGTGCAGTGTGAATGCTATTTCCCGATGACCCCATTCCGGCAGGAGCCGGCCACGGTGCAGCGCCTCATGCAATGTATGCGACACGGCAAAGCCTGCCTGATGCGCCTGCAAGTCAAAGGATTGCGCCAACGTTATAAATGGTGGGGGTTTCCGTATATCCCGCTTGCCAAGGTCCGGCACTGCGAGGGATATGTAAACGACAATGGCCGGTTACTGTCTGCAGATCACTTTGAGATCACGATAACCGATATTGATTTTAGAATCATTGCCAAGGAATATGACTGGGATGCTCTCAATGTGCTGGACCTGTACACGTCCGATTATGGCAAGCTGCCCGAACCCTTGACCGATTGCGTCAAAGAGAGCTACACCGGCAAGACATCTTTAAAAGGCGTGGCCGGTCAAGAGTTGTACTATGTCAAATCCAAAGGTGACCTTAACAGTTATTACGGCATGACGGCACAAGACCCGCTACAGCTGGACACACTTTTTGATGAGGATGACCCCGACAACCTGTGGAGCGAGTGCACCGACGACCCGGAGGGCAGTTATAACGGCCATTGCCCACACCTATTTTTGCCATATCAATGGGGAGTGTGGACCACTGCCCACACACGCAAGCGCCTTAAAATCGCCCAATGGGCAGCAGGCAAAAACGGCGTGTACTGTGATACTGACAGCGTCAAATACATGGGCGACATTGACTTGACAGATTTTAACAGGGCTGTCAAGCAGCTTGCAAAAGATAATGGTGCCTATGCTACAGACCCCAAAGGCAATATGCACTATATGGGAGTGTACGAGCAAGAGCATAGCTATGCGGAGTTTATGACCTGGGGTGCCAAAAAGTACGCCACCACCTACACCAAGGGCGGCAGGATTACCACCACAATAGCCGGAGTGAGCAAACAAAAAGGTGGACTTGAGCTGGCCCTGTGGGGTGGTTTTGATGCCTTTAAGCCAGGCTTTACGTTTTGCCTTGCTGCCGGCAACCAGGTCGTTTATAATGATCGCCCAAAGGTGCCAGATTTTGTGGTCGACGGCCACACGGTCCACATAACAAGAAACCTATGTATCTGTGACAACACCTACACCCTAGGTATTACGGATGAATACGCCAAGATACTGGGGTACAAGATTATGGAGGTTGTTTAGAAATGATTAAGCTTTTTACGGATGAGGGCTGGCCCAACTTTTCCGAAGATGACGGCATTTTATCCACCGGGGCCCCCATCATTTTTATCTGGGGTGGACGCGGCACCGGCAAAACATACGGGGCCTTGAAGCATGTGCACCAATCGGAAGAAGAATTTCTGTACTTGCGTCGCACTCCGCAGCAAGCGGAGTTGATTTGTTCGTCCCCGTTAATGTGGCCATGGTCCCCTCTGAACAATGACTTAAATACACACTATGCACCCTTTAAGATGTCCCAGATTGCTGGCATGTACGAGGTGGGCAACGCAGGGGCCTATACTGACACCGGGGTCCCTATTCGCCCGGCTCAGATGTCGGGAGTGCTGGGCAACGTTGTCACGATGGCCCGGACCCGTGGCTTTTCGAGCCCCAACACAAGCATTATTATCCTGGATGAGTACCAAAAAGAAGAATCCGACTATTACCGGCGCGGTGAGGGTGTGGGCCTTGCCAATATATACGAGACGGTCAACCGCAACCGCGAATTGCAAGGGCAAAAGCCCATTACGCTGCTGTGCATGTCGAACGCCGTGGGCATGGCAAACCCCTACTATATGCAATGGGATATTACCGATACAGTAGAGAGGATGATCGGCAAGAAAGAACGCGTGAAGCTGTTAAAAGACAAGGGCATTTTGCTTATTGACTTGGTGGACAGCCCTATCGCCAAGGAAAAAGCAAAGACGGCCTTGTACCGGTCCATGAGTGGGACAGATTTTTACAGATCAGCCATTGAAAACCAGTACAGTGCCGAAGAAAAAAGTCTTGTAGTATCCCGCCCATTGCGCGAATACTACCCACTTGTACAGATCGGCCGGTGCTGCATCTATGAGCACAAAAGTAAACCCGTATATTATGTATGCCGGCACCGGTCCGGCGAGATGCCCGCATACGGCTCCGGCGACTATGAGCGAAAACGATTCCGGGCCGCGTATGGGTATATTTGGCCGGCGTACCTGCAAAGGCAAATTGAATTTGAGCGCTATTCGGATGAAATTTTTTTCCGCGAGTATTGCAGCAATACTTGATTTTTCCGCACAATCGAATATAATGAAATTATCCCCGGTGCCCAAAGGCAGCCCCCAGAAGGGGCGGGCAAGCGTCAGCCAGCGCAAGAACCGGGGATTTTATTCTATTCATATTTATTTGGAGGTGCACAAAAATGGATGCCAACACTGTTTTACAGGCTATTTCTAACGTCGGTTTTCCGATCGCCGCTTTTCTTCTGATGTGGTATCAGTGCAATACCGTTGTAAAAGAAAACACGGCAGCTATCACCGAAATGCGTGTTGCCCTGGACGACATCAAAAAAGGGTGATCGGAATGGGCTGCTATATCATTTTTGCCCAGTCGATCACCAACGAGCGTGCATATTTGCTGGCTGAACTGTGCACCCGTCTGGGCCTGGGCTACTACAGTGACTGGGCCAACATTACCCGCACGCGGCAGAGCTGTGCCGTTGGCCCCGTCACCAAAGGAGATAAAGACCAGGTGATTAAGTGCCTGGCGCATGAAACATACGTTGTAATGGAGGCGACCGAAATTGAAAATCAGTGAGAAAGCGGCCCTTGCCATGGCCGGGTACACCAAGGCCGAGATCGAAGCAATGGACAAACCCGCGCAGCCGGCCCCGGCCGCTGTGCAGAATCCTGCTATCCCGCAGCAGGTCCCGCCCTTGGCGGCCCAGCCCGCCAAACAGATCGCACCGCAGCCTGCACCGCAGCCCGCGCAGCCGGGCGGTCAGTATGATGGCCTTGAAGCTCTGCTGCAGCAGATTTTGCAGGGCCAGCAGTCCACCACCCAGGCAATGCAGACCATGACCCAGACCATGCAGGCCAATGCGCTGGGCCTTGGTATCCAGCAGCAGCCCGCAGCCGATGCGAGCACGGTAACGGCTCGCATTATTGATCCCACGTATGGACAGGAGGTAAAATAATATGCCGCTTGGTATGAGTTTTGCGGATATCGCCGCAATTTTGACCGAGATCAATAAGCTGGCGACCGGCCAGGAACCCACGTCGCCCATAGTGGACACGTCCAGTTTTGTGTCTGTCGCGCAGGCCACGCAGCTGACCGGCCCCGACAACTATACCAAAGCTATTAGCCAGGTGCTGGGCCGCACCATTTTCGCGGTTCGGCCCTATGATGCGCCAATGAAGCGCCTGCAGGTTACTGGCGACGACTGGACCAACCATGTGCGCAAGATCAATTTCTGCGATTCGGACCCGGTGACGGATAAGGCCTGGGCCCTGGAAGAGGGTCAGAGCGTGGATATGTATGAGGTCCACAAGCCCAAAGTTTTGCAAACCAACTATTATGGGCAGACCAACTACAGCCGCGTATACACCCAGGCCGACACCCAGATGCAGGCAGCATTTAAGGGGCCGGAGGAACTGGCCCAGTTTTGGTCCTCTTTTGTCCTCCATCTGTCCAACCAGATCGAGGCCGACCGGCGAAACCTGGCCAACAACCTGATGGCTAACCACCTCACCGGCATGACTGTCACCAGCCCCAAAAGCGTGATTTACCTGCTGGATGAGTACAACGCCCAGCAGGGCACCGAGCTGACGGTTGCCGACGTGTATAAAGAGGCCAATTTCCCGGGCTTTGCCAAGTACGCATATGGCCGTATTAACGACATTTCGCGGCTGATGAAAGAACGTACCATCAACTGGCACCAGAACTGGGAGATCGGCGGCACGACCTACAGCATTATGCGTCATACCCCGTATGATCGGCAGCACCTGTATCTGTACAGCGGCACCCAAAGCCAGATTGATGCCCGTGTTATCCCCGAAGTGTTCCACGATGATATGCTCCGGTACCGCGACGCTGAACAGGTAACGTTCTGGCAGGACATCGACGACCGCGAAACGATTTCGGCAACCCCTGTTGTTACCAGTACCGCCGGCGTGGCAACCAAAAATGCAGCGGTGCAGCTGACCAACGTGTTTGGCTGTCTGCTGGACTGGGATGCAATCGGTTACACCCCGAGGCTGTCGCGCATCGTCCCCACGCCGATGAACGCCCGCGGCCTGTATACCAATTTCTGGTATCATTACGGTTGGAGCTGGTACGATGACTTTACCGAAAATGCCGTGCTGTTCCTGATGACCTCCGGCGATGTGACCGCGCCCAGCGCAGCCAAAGCAGCCAAAGCCAGCACCCTGAAAACCACCATGCACAAGGACGCAGACCCCTCTAAGTCCTGACCGGCACCGGCGGGGGCATTTGCCCCGCCGGTTATTTTATAAGGAGGTGTATGTGACATGCAGGCAATATTTTATCAGATCAACAAGCGCTCAAACAGTACCAAACTGCCCAGCGGTGGGCGAACGTTTGAGATCAATCTTAAATCCCCGTGCACGATCATCGACCCCGAAATTAAGATTGCTACCGAAAGCAACCCCACCGGGTACAATTATTGCAGTATACCCATTTTCGGCCGGTATTACTGGATCAAAAACTGGACGTATTCTGACGGGCGCTGGATTGCGTCAATGACCGTTGACACCCTGGCCAGTTACCGGGCCCAGATCAGCAACGCAACCGAGTATGTGGTGCGGTCGTCCGCCAAGTATGATGGCAATATTGTAGATAGTTTATACCCCACAAAAGCACCGATCACCACCAAGACCATCAAGGCAAGCGCCACCCCGTTTTCCGATGACCCGGAGGGCAATGTGGGATTTTTTGTCGTCGCGGTCAATGCTCCGGGGTATGTGTCCTTTGGCGGTGCCATTTATCTTGCAATGAGTGGTACCACATTCCAAAAGCTCATGGCAGCGCTTTTGCAGAATACGGACTATCTTAATATTAGTTCCGAGGAGATCAGCAGCAACTTAACCAAAGCACTGTTTAATCCAATCCAGTATATTTCAAAAGCATTCTGGATTCCGTGCGGCAATGCCGGCATCGGTACCCCGATTTCAGAAATTCCCGTCGGTTGGTGGAAAATGCAAAATGTGGGTGATGCTTTTGTTATCCAAAACAGCAACGACAAGCAGGTATTTACATTTAGTATTATCACCCCGCACCACCCGCAGCTTAACACAAGAGGCGCTTATACAGACGGGGCCCCATATTCGGAGTATACGCTGTACTGTCCGCCGTTTGGCGAGATCAAATTAAATGCCAACTTGTTTGTACGACAAAGCACCTTGTACTGCCGGTTGACGGTTGACTACCGCACCGGGGACACGGTCCTGGATTTGGCATTTGACAAAGAGTTTCGTTCCGTCGTCTTTTCCACCTCCGGCAGCGTGGCAGTGCCGGTGCAGCTGGCGCAGATCGCCACAAACGTCAATGAGCTGGCCAGCTTAAGCGGCCTGATTCAAACGGCCGTCGGGGCCGTGGCCGGCGGCATTGCATCCTTTTTTGGTAACGGGGATGTCGTAAACGGCATTGCCTCCGGTGCCCAGCAAACCACCGTTGTCAGTCAGTCAAAAGGCGGAGGGGCCAGCGTGGCAAAATACGGTATCACCCCGTATTTGACCGGCGCATTTTATGAGATCGTCGAGGATAACAACGAGGACCACGGCCGGCCGCTGTGCCAGCGTGTGCAGCTGTCCAGTATTCCGGGCTTTATCATGGTGGACGACCCTGACCTTGCTTTACCGGCGACGGCTGCCGAGATTGACAGCGTCAAAAGCTTTTTACGCAACGGATTCTTTTTGGAATAGGAGGCACTTATAACATGGCAGTATATAAGCAATGTATTACAGGGGTATCCCCAATTAGAGTATCTGCAGCATATCCCGCATACTCTGATGGCAGCTACCATGGAGGCCTTGACACCGTGCACAAAGACCACAAAGCATATGCACCGATGGCTGGCACGGTCGTCACAGCCCATACTTGGCAAGGCGGCACGACCGGCAACGATTCCTGGGGAAATTACATTGTCATCAAAATGAGCGATAACAGCTATTGGCTTGCAGCTCATTTTGCAAGTCAGATTCACAGCGTTGGCGAGACCCTCACCCGCGGGCAATTTATCGGGCAGCAAGGGCGGACAGGCAATGTTACTGGCATCCATACGCACTGGGAGTACTGGGTAGGCGGTTATGGGACCGCCTACAGGACTGACCCCTCTGCTATTCTGGGTATCCCAAACCAGGTCGGGAGCTGGGAAGTAGAATGGGATGCAGGCAATCCCCCTGGGCCGGGGCCGGGTCCAGGGCCTGGCCCGTGGCCTGCCGGCAAGCTGCCGGTGTGGCTGCTGTTTAAGATGGCAAAAGGGGGTGCACTGCTGTGACGGCACCATACAGTTACGAGCAGATCAACACCCATATATCACCGGTGACGCCGTCCGTCATGCATACCAAGGGCAACGGCCTGTCATATTATTTTCGCAAGTACCTGTTTTTGGAAGCCGTGTCCATGGTACGGTGGACACTGCCCGACACCTGGCCCAGCAACCGCTTGCAATACCTGGTATTTGGGGATGGCGGTGTGACGGTATTTGATACCGACCGGTACGGCCTGGTATATGATCGCATGGGGCTGACAGGTATCAATATCTTTTACAACCCCACGCACTCCATCGTGGCAAACCCCTTTATCAAGGGCAACCCGTATTTGCAGATCGGCAGGCAGTGCGAGATCATCAACTTGCAGCCTGACTACAGGGGCATGGTTGACATTGTGGCATATTATGGGGACATGATGGCCCTTGCCGCCCAGACCATCCAGAGCAATCTAATTAACAGCCGGCTTGCATATGTGTTCGCAGCCGGCAACAAGGCCGGCGCAGAATCTTTTAAGAAGATGTTCGACGAGATCATGCAGGGGGACCCCGCTGTTTTCGTAGATTCCTCTTTGCTTAAGGCCTCCAAGACCGGGGCCTCCGGGCAAAGCCCCTGGATGTACTTTTCCTCCGACCTTAAAGGCAATTTTATCACAAACGAACTGTTGACGGCCCTCAAAACCATCAAGGCGCTTTTCGATACCGAAGTCGGCATCCCGAACACCAACACGAGCAAAAAAGAGCGCATGCTGACAGATGAGGTCAATTCCAACAATGTGGAGACGGCCGCCAAAGCGTCGCTGTGGCTGGACAGCTTGCAGCGCAGCTGTGAGCGTGTCCACAAGCTTTTCCAGATTGACAGATCGCAGCTGTGGGTGGACTGGAGATTTCCGCCCGATACCGGCATGCAGGAGGTGACCAACAATGCACGCAACACTAAGCTTTAATGGGCTGCTGGCAGGATACCCGGAATTATTTGACGACCTACAAGTGCCTGCCGGCGTGTCAAAAGACGCGGTATGCAACCAGCTACTTTTTGATACGCTGGAGCTTGAGGTACTGTATGCCGACGGCCCCACCATGAAAAGGGCCCTGGGCGTGTTTTCGGAAACGATGCTGCCCAGCTGGACACGGTATGCGACCGCCCTGGGCCTTGACTATGATGTGCTGGCCTCCGATGATCGCACCCGCACCACCGAGCACAAGGGTAACAGCTCCGGCACCAATAACAGCAAAAATGTAGTGGCAGGCAAAACCACCCGCACCCCTGACCTTACAACCATCGGCCAAAACAATGGCAGTGACAACACGACAAGGGATGTGACGGGTTTTGACAGCGGCACATATGTGCCCGCCGAAAAGAGCACCACCACCCTGGGCACCGGTAACAAGATCACCAGCACCGGCACCGACACAACCACCGACGACCACACAACCACCAATGACGGGACCACCAAGGCGCAGGACGAGTACAAAGAAACCGTGACCGAAAAGGGCCGGGCCGGCAAAGACCCGCAGGACCTGATTGCCAAAGAGCTGGCTTTGGCGACGGAAAACGCGGTGCATAAGATCGTTACGGACATCAGGGCAAACTTTTGCCTGCTGGTATATTAAGGAGATGGCAGATATGAGTATCATTCACCCGATTCATGAAGCACCCTACACCAATTTCCACGACCTCAATCTTGACTGGATTATTAAGGCACTCAATGACATTGACCGGAGGCTTGCAAATTTTGTCAGCCTCAATACAATTAAGTATGCAGACCCCATTAAGTGGGACATCACCAGCCAGTACGCGCAAAATACCCTGGTTCTGGACCCGCAGGACGGAACCGCGTATCTTTCTGTTCAGCCCGTTCCCCAGGGGGTGCAAATCACCAATGCCGACTACTGGACGCCCGTATTCACGTTACAAAATTTTATCGACCCACTCAAAAACGCTATCACGGCAGCCCCACAGCAGGAAAACGGGCAGGCTGCTACCGAACAATTACCTGCAAATAGCGTGTTTTTTGTCGGGGATGTTCTTTGCACAAACCCGGCAGCCATCCCGCAGACGTCGCTTGTGGTGATCGGCACAAATTGCGTCGAAGTATCTGTGGTTGACCTTATTTCCCGACTGTTCAGCACGCCCACGGCGTGGTACCGGGCAAGCGATACCAGTATTAACATGGGATTCCCGCCCAGTGCAGCAAGCACCATTTACGGCGGTGATGTGCATGTGTACAACCCGACGGACCAAACCATCACCATTACAGGGAGGTAAGTCTATATGCCTGATGTATCTGTTTTTAATCTGGGCGGTCAGGACATTAATGTCAAAGATGCCACTGCCCGCAGCAACGCGCAGAGCGCCTACACAGCAGCCAATGAGGCAGCAACCAAGGCAAACGAGGCACTGCAAAAAGTGCAAGATATTGAGCAGCTTTCCCGCGTGACTGTATCGTATACCCCGGCAACGGAAACCATCACAATTACAACCGTAACCCATACGGATTAAGGAGGACACAATGGCAGATTTTGATAAAATCAACATTGATGCAGTATCATACAATGTTAAGGACACCACAGCCCGCCAGCAGATCGCCGACGAAATTGCAGCCCGTGAGCAGGCAGACACACAGCTGCGGCAGGCTATCGCAGCCGAACAGTCCGCCCGCGAACAGGCTATCGCAGCCGAGCAGACCGCCCGCGAACAGGCTATCAAGGCCGAGCAGACCGCCCGCGAACAGGCAGATAAAAAGCTCCAAAACGATATTGATAAGCTGCATGACGTCGCCCGCCCGAAAAAATACCTATTTGTCGGTGACAGCTATTCAATGGGTGAGGGGGCCGGTGTAAGTCCTGGTATGGGATGGGCTCAAAAAGTCCCGCAAATTCTGGGCCTTGCAACGGGAGATTATTACACCGCATGTCAAGGTGGATATGGTTTTTCTAGGGTTGGCTACAAATTTGCCGATCTTGTAACGTCCGTATTACCCACAATCCCGACCCCGGCTGAAATCACCGATATTTATGTTTTTGGTGGGTATAATGATAACAACTACAGCGGCAACACAATCACGGCAGATATCGCTTCTTTTGCAGGGCTCTGCAAAACAAATTTCCCCAATGCGGCTGTGCATGTTGGTATGATTGCATGGAGCCCAGACAGGCAGGTCAGGGCAAACATTGCCAATAACGTGCTGCCTGCCTATGCCGCATGTGGTGAAAGCAACTGCGCATATTTGCCGGGGTGCGAACAGATCATGCACAATTATACACTGTTTTCGTCCGATCACATCCACCCCAATGATGCAGGGTACCAGTTGCTTGCCGGTGCTATTGTCAGCGCCATTAAAACGGGCACCTATGCCGCGCAATTTGCATACAACAGCATCGAGCTTGCACCCGCAGGCATTGCAACAAAATATTCCTGGGGTGGATTTTCAGAGTGCATTTATGCCAACACCTGGACCCTTGCAAAAGCAGAGGACCAGAGACTTACCGTCACTTGTGCATCCCAGACAATTAAGGGCGACACAAAGTATAGTATCGGCACACTTTCAACAAAATACGGTCGCCCGTATGATGTCGCTATGGCTTGCCAAGCTATGACGACAGGGTATGTTGTGGGTGATGGAGGATTCCACAAGATCAACTGTCAGATGATGATTAAAGGCACGGACCTCTCCATTCAAAACGTTACCTTGCCAGACACTGGAGCATATGTTAATTTGACAGGGGTTACGCAGATCGCCCTACAGATTCCCACGTTTACAATGTGCTCGTTGTTTGTATAACATCTTGTAATCATTACTATTTATTACCCACTCCCCTACCCTACAGGGGTGTGGGTACTATTATTTGTGGGTACTAGCA